ATGGCGTCCATCACACAGCCAAGCACATGACAGAGATGCGTAAGCTGATGCGCGGCGGCAAGACATTCAGAGAAGCGCATCGGTTGGCGATGCGTAAAACAGGAAGGTGACAGCAATGCCAGGAATGATGAAAAAGCCGAAGATTATGCCGAAGCGTAAGCCGACAAGGGCGGCTGCAAAGAAGAAGATGGCGCCACGCCGTCGTGCATCGAGGCGTATGTCTTACTGATGGCACCCCGCAAAAAGAAGGTTGTCACCAGTGGGCCGACACCGACCAACCCTGAACTTTATAAGCGCGTAAAGGCGGCGGCGAAACGTAAGTTCAAGGTAACACCCAGCGCATATTCATCAGCTTGGATTGTCCGCGAGTATAAAAAGCGCGGCGGTAAATACAGGGGCAAGAAACCGACATGAGCCTGACCAAATGGTTTAAAGAGGACTGGGTTGATATCAGCGCACCGAAGAAGGGTGGCGGTTACAAGAAGTGTGGCCGCACCTCTTCAGAACGTGGTAAGCGTGGCTATCCCAAGTGCGTGCCAGCGGCAAAGGCAGGGCGCATGAGCAAGTCTCAGGTGCGGTCTGCGGTGCAGCGCAAGCGGTCTAAAAAGCAGGGCGTAGGTGGCAAGCCGACCAATGTGGCGACCTTTGCAAACAGGCGTAAAGCTCGGGCGTAATCTGTCCCAGTTTGTCCCAGGTTTCTGGCTACCACCGGCTACCAACAACAACCAAAACACCCCAAAAATACTAGGTTTTTACCCCTAAATACCTGTCAAAACCGCCCTTTCACGGCGGCAACAGGGGTTCGAATCCCCTACGGGATGCCAGCCTACAACCCAAGCATAGCTTCAAAAACAAGCCCTCGGCCTTAACTGGCTGGGGGCTGTTTTTTTGTGTTTGTCCCAGTTTTGTCCCAGTTTTATTTGTACTGTTTGACATTTTGTGTCAATATGGTGGTAGTTAAAAATCAAAAGGGAGCAAGTTGATGAGGGATTTATCTGTCAAGTTTTGGGAGAAGCGTGGCCATTGGGTCATCAACGCTAATCGTGTCGGCTTAGACACTAAGCATGGTAATTTTGAATCGCGTGAAGCGGCAATGAAAGAAGCTGAAAAACTAAAAGCGCAGTTTGTTCTTGGCCAAGATGTTGAGGCTCAAGCCAAGCCGAAATTGTTTTCAGTCCGTGACGCACTTGACGATTACCAAGCTAACCAGGCGTTGCTGCAAACCAAGTCGTATTTTGAGGCACAAAAGTTCAACCTTGGATTGCTGGCCGCTGTCAAATTCAAAGGCATCGCTGTTGGCAAACATCAAATGGAACGGCTGGGCCGAAAGTCAGAGCGTGAAGATTTCAGGACGTGCATTCAGTTAGCCATCAAGAATGAAGGCAAAAGCGTCGAGACAATGCAAACCCGTCGCAAGCATTGGTCGAAGTTTTTGAAGTTTGCGGCTGGCAAGGGGTGGATCGACGCCAATCCGATTGAAGACATCCAGTTGCCAAAGCCCAGCAAAAAAGATGTGCGCGCACCCAAAGTGCAGCCAGGGTTCATCGCATGGTTGCAGACAGATGCGCTGGACGCGCACGCTGCCGCTTTCAAAAAGGCAGCAGAGAAAAAGTTCCAATACGGTCAGCGAAATCATCTAACGATCAGCCCAGCAAAGCTGGAACTGATGATCTTGTTGTCAATCACCACTGGCCTGCGTCAGGGTGAGTTGCGTGCCTTGCGCCGCTGCGACTACTCGCCAAACAGACAGATTATTTCAATCCGTGGTGGCATAGACCACGGCACACAAACTATTGGCCGCGCCAAGACTGAAGAGGGGCAGGATCGCGACATTGAGGTACCGCAGGCAGTTTGTGCGATGCTGGATGATTTGCTTGAAAAAAGCAGATACCAAGATTTTGATGATCTGGTCTTTCCGTCTACGACTGGCACCCCATTACGCAAGAACGATTTCAGTGAAGCCATTAAGCCCATGCGTGCAGTCTGCCCTTTTAAGGATGAAGAAACAGGCAAGCCGCTGCATTTCTTGTGGGCAGACATGCGCCACGCATTTGCCAGCAATATGATTAACCAGCTTGGTGCCAACTGGGTTGATGTGTCGGAATCAATGGGTCACACCAATCCAGAGTTCACTAAACGGCGTTACGGGCATTACATCGAAGATGAAGAGAAAAGTCAGCGCAAACGCGATGCGGCTGGCGCGGTGTTGGTAAACAGAAAGGGGCGCTAGTGCGCCCCTCTCATAACGTCCCAAATTCTTTGCAGCCAGTTCTTGGGTGGCGGCTCAATGCTCACCGATTGGCGTCTAGCTGCCCATATGCGTTTCATAACCTTACTTTGCGCGGCACGCTTTTCAGGCGTCCATGCTGCTTTGTGTTTGTTCATCAATCCCACCTAATTTCACAATTTCGGCACGCGGTATGAACCACCGTGAACCATCTTGAATGGCCTTGATCTGGCCGTCTTGTATCCAGCGCCTGACGCGCTTGCGACTGGCCTCGCTGTAGCCTTCACCAAACAGGGCGTCACACGCTTCCCTGACCGTCAGTAGAGCGTTAGTAGCCATTCTTTGCAGCCTCATAACCAGGTGGTGGTGGCGGTGCATCAGGCACGCTTGTATGCGGAGGCGGTGCCGGTGGTGGCGGCGGTGGCGGTGCATGAGCCGGTGGCGGTGCATGAGCCGGTGCCGGTGCTTGCTGCCGTGGTGCGCCGTCGTTAAGCCACAGGCGTGATCTGGCCACACGGTGATATGTGTCACCAATCTTGACCTGTATCTCCAGACCAGGCTGCTGCTTGAAATCGTCCTTGGTGGCTTGATAATAGGCGTCCAAACGTGCCTTCAGATCAGGGTCACTGATGTTGAACCAAAAACTGATGCTCAGATTGTCGTCAATCTCTATGCCGCGCACCAACTGAATTTTGCCAGCTTTGTATTCAGGTTGTGCCATTTTGGATGTCCTTCTCTTGTTTTTTCCAGAAAGCATAAAAGCGGTTGTAGTCGTCAGGCTTGGCCCTGTGCATCGCAGTCAGCACTGGGTTCATTTCACCGATCCAAGCATTGAGACCGGTCAGTGATTTGAATGATTTGATTTTGGTTTCGAGCGCGTCCAGATCGTATGCAGATTCTTCTTCTTCTGCTGATTTAGCGGCTTCAACCCCGTCATCTGGTGCTTGTTGTTTGAAATCCACATCGTCCTTGTCGCCCGTTGAAATCATCAACAAGCCGCGCAAAAACTGCTTCACAGCATAGGACTGCGCGCTGCCGCTAGTCTGTGCGCCTGTCAGCGGCAACATGACATCCATGCCGACAGGATCGGTCTTCTCACCTGACACATGGCCCATGCCGATCTTGTAACTAAATTTGGCCCACAGTTTTGCGTTGCCCGCGCTGAATGTTTCAGTGCCTACGCTATCGACTTGCGGGTGCAGCCCGTGTTCAGCGCAGATCGGGCGGCACATATCCAAGAACGCATCAACGGACGCAAAGCTGTAGTTGCCATGCTGGTTGCGGTCACCCTTGGCCAGCTTCTGTATCTGACCCATTGCGGCGTTGATTGCTGCGTTGATCTTTGCCTGATCACTCATTGTCACCCTCTACTGATCGCGTGTTAAACAGCCCTGCATGGGCTGGATTGTTCTTCATCCACAGCCGTGCGTAATATGGCTTGTGGTGATCGTTAATCTTCAGCGCCTCACCGTCAGGCCGTGCATCAATGATGTTGATGGTTGTCTCCCAGCGGATGCGCTCCATGATCATTTGCGATCCTACGCGCTTGTGGCCCTTGGCAATCGCCTCACGGGTGAAGCGATCCCAAAGCTGATACACAACAGGGTTGGCTTGGTGGAAGGATACAAACCGTGCTTCACGCTCATTGCGCGGTGCCTGCATGGCCTCGAAAAGCGTGGGCTGCGGGTTCATATCATCACCAGGTCAAGCAGCACGATGAAGCACCACAGGCTGAAGACAGCAAACAATGCGCCGATGACGATGCCGCACACGCGCAAGGCTTCACGCCACGCACTATAAGGCCGCAGTGGTCGGCCAGCTTCATCAACGTGAAGCCACAACAGGTTTCTTCTCATTTGAACCCCCATAGTTTTTTTGCCTCTGTCAAAACCTCTGGGCGCAAATCCCACGCCCAGATATGTGAAAAATCTGGTTCAATCAGACGCAGCATTTGCTCCACCGAATTGGCAGATTTCAGGATGTTTTCGCGAATCGCGCACTTGGCTGTGATGTGGTTTAGGGCGGCTTGCAGCCCCTCATTGGTCAGCCTGTCGCTGTTGTCAGCATTGAAGACACGGTAACCAACGGCATTCTTTGTGGTTGGTGTTTTACGGGCATAGACGATGGTTTGCATCAGGCCGGTGCCAGCCCAGTATCCTGCGACTTGGCAGACGTGCGGCCAGTCCGGCTGCTGCGGTAAACTGGCCGATTTGACGCCGGTCTTTGAACGCTTATCCAGCGTCGTCCATTTGGTTTTCAGTTCAATGCGGCGTGAGAAATCAGGAAAGCCGGAATAGGGTAGTTCAAGGCCAGACAAGTTGGTGAAGATTTCAGATTCACCGTCGATGCGGTTCAGCCCGTAATGGGCATGCGCTTCTTTCACGCCTTCAATGGCATTGGTCAAAACGTCAGCAAACTCTGCGCGGTTGACCGCCAGCTTGCGCTCGTCTTTGCCATCATCCCAGGTGCGCGGCTGGTATTCATCCAAGCGGCTCAAACCTTGCCGGATGACAGCCTCAATGGTGTGGCCATCAATCAAATGTAGGTTGGCGCAGTCTTGTACTACACGCCCTGCCAGCATGTTGGCATTGTCATCTTTGTATAGGTTTACAGTAGCTTTTGCGGCGTCTGTGTCGCCGACTTTATCGCCTTTGATGACCGCCCAGGCTTGGGACACCTTGGGACGGATCACGCACTTTTCAAACAATGTACGACATAATGGCTTTGATGCCGGATTGCTGTGATGAAAATAGTGCTTGTCAGCAGCCCATTTTATGGACGGTGGTAGCGACATAAAAAAACCTCAACAGAAATAGCTTCCTGCCAAGGTTTAATATTCTTTACTTATTCCGTCAATATGCTTTTATTATTCAGTACGTAAAATTACTTTTTAATTGCCATCATTTTATTCCTAGTGTCTGTCACGTCAAAGTCCACCCACTGCATGTCGCGCAATTCTGGACGTAATATCATTGAGACGATTGGGCAGCCCCATTCGAGTTCAACATTTTCATGGCGTCCAAAATAGGCGCTTTCCACGGTGTATTTGGTGCGGCTTGTCTGATACACAACGCCATAAAGTAAAAAATTTTTTTTGGTTTTGACGATGCTGTAATGGCCAAGGCAATCCTTGCTGACGACACCCCGCTGCATTGGGTCCATGTCCACGATGTCCATGTTGCCGTGTTGCCAAGCTGATGGATGATCAAGGTCGTCAGACAAATCCCAGTAAATGCACATCGAATCTTGATAATAGTAGTCGTGCATATATATGGCTTTGTTTTGATAGCGTGCCATACGCTCCATTTTGCCGCCAGAATGACCTAGCACTAACTCTGGATGGCCACCTTTATGTGACACAACCATTTCAGGCGCTATTTGCTTAAATTTTTCGCCACACTCGTCGTCCCAGGGGAAAACGCAGGCCAGCACTGGGATGGGTGGGGCGCTAAAAAATATCTGCTGCGGTGTGCAGTTCAAAATTTTTGCGTATTCTTCAGCGTCGCCTAATGAAATGCCAATGTCGCCAGATTTATGGCGTGACAAGGTGGCAGGCTGGATGCCCTTGAGTTCGGCAACCATGTTATTTTTTAGGCCGCTGCGCCTAATCATTCTGTCCAGATTGTTTGGTGCCACAGGCCCAACGCCTCTCACTGAATAACTATTCATCGTATCACCTTGTCGCTTTCAGTCAAACACCTGATACAGGTAAGCCTATTGTCTTTATAGGTCAAGTAATTTAACGTCAGTACAAATTTCTGGTACGGATGGCGTTATGCAATTAAACGAATATCGTGAGAGTAAGGGCTGGTCTTACAGCGAGTTGGCAAGGCTTGTGGGGGCTGCACACGCGACTGTGGTGCGCCGCTGGTGCCTGCCGGTCGGCCATGAGCAGCGCTTGATACCGAAAGCCAGCAACATGCGTAAAATCGTGCAGCTAAGTGCTGGCGAAGTAACGCCCAACGACTTCTATCAAGATGACTGAGGACGGGCTGCAAGAATATGTAGTCCACTGGCTTCAGGTGGCCTTGCCGCTGGGCAGTGTGTGGCATCACAGCCCGAATGAGGGCGAGCGCCACGTTAGCTACAAGATGCGCCTGAAGAAGCTGGGCATGCAGGCTGGCTGGCCAGATCTGGAAATCTTTGTGCCTGAAACTGGTTGGCGTGAACCGGCTGACCAAGGCCCGATCATGATTGAGTTGAAGCGCCCCAAGGGTGGCAGCTTGTCAGCTAATCAAAAAGACATACAAGAGCGCCTGAAGTGTTGCGGTGTGTACTGCGTCACTGCCAAGCGCCTGTCGCATGTAGAGGCGTATCTGGAGCCGCTGCTGCATCTGCGCGGCA